CGTGCTATATTTGAGGAAATCATTTTCTTAAAGATTCCAAATGCGATTTTAGATGACAGTCCAGTAGTATTCTGCTCACAAGAAGATTATCGTTTGCTTTTGAATGCACTTTGGCAAGCTAACTTGTTTAACTACATTCCAACAACAGCAAATGGTAGTGCAGGTCTTGAATTAATTTATCCGGGTACTAACGTGAAAGTTATTGCAGTACCGGGACTAAATTCCGACAACGGAACAGGTCTTCCGACAGCAGCAAAGCATCGTATTTTTGCAGGAACAACAAACAACTTCGTTGCAGGTGTTGATCTTGAAAACGATATTAAGACTTTTGATTTATATTACTCAAAAGATAATCGTGAAGTTAGAATGGCAATGGACTTCAAACTTGGTGTTGCGAATCATTTCACAGACCAAATCGTTCAGTACAAAAATATCTAATAATTAACCAAGAAATGGGAGTGGGGTAACCTGCTCCCATATCTTAAATACGAAATAAGAAAATGGCATGTACATTAGTAAGTAGTTTCCCTATCGGATGCAGAGCATCAGTTGGTGGAATTCAAGAAATCAAAATACACCCAATGCCAAGTGATGCAACTCTTGCTGCTCAATACACACTTACAAGTGGTGTTGTTGCAATAACAGGAGCATCATTGTCAGGATGGTACACACTATCTTGTGAGAAACAAACAGCGAATCTTAAAGATTCAGCAACTGTCAATGTTCAAAACGGAACAGTATTCTACACAGAAACTTTGGTGTACATCTACAACCAACTACAAGCATCATTCCGTAACGAATTGCAGAACTACGCACAGGCACGAGTTCAGATAGCAGTTAAGGATCGCAATGGTAATGTGTGGTTGTTAGGTTATCTTCGTGGACTTGATTTAAGTGCAGGTGAATCTGATTCAGGCACAGCGGATGGTGATCGTAGCGGTTACTCTTTGACTTGGACAGGAATGGAAGTTTCTCCAATTGCATCAATGAGTTCAGCGAACTACGCATTGTTAGTAACATAGTATTGTTTTCATAGTGGAGTAAGGTTTGAGAGTTTGGTTAGCAATAGCCAAACTTTCTTTTTTTTATACAAATGATAATTCTTTACTTATATTAATATGTTAAAGGTTACAAGAGGTCAATCGAATGGTGTTGTGTTCACGTTAACAGAAAAGACAACATTGTCATCACCTTACTTTTTAGTCGTGTTCAATAACTTGGCCACAAATGAACTTGTGTATGCTATCTGTCCAGATACATCAACACAGACAACGAGGTACAACCTACTCACGATAATTGAATCGAACACATCCATTCCATTGTCAGGGCAGGTGAAGTTGGTTGAGGGGACTTATCAGTATAAAGTATATGAGCAATCTTCGTCAAGTAATTTGAATCCATCACTATCAACTTCGTTAGTTGAAACAGGACTGCTCAAATCAGTAACCACAGCGACAAGCTCATTCATCGACAACACTTACACAGAAGAATTCGTATGGCAGAATTAAACAATATACCAACAGCATCACAAAGATTCTTGACCTTCGGCAATCAAGACCTTCCTGCATTCGTAGAAAAGAAAGACAAGCACTATGTGTTGTTTGGGCAGTTCAATGACTATCCCTATTACTTGATTGACCTATACACTCGGAGTGCGTACCACAAGACAATCATTGACCAAAAGGTAAGGTATCTTGTTGGCAATGGATGGACTTACGATGCACGAACAGCAACGGTGCAGAAGCAATCAATGGTGAATGATTTCTTGACAAAGAACTTTGGCAATGAAACATTGAATCAGGCGTCACAGAAGTGGGCGAATGATTTAGAGCTGTTCAATGGCATGGCGGCAGAGGTCATCTACAACAAGGGTGGCTCACTTTCTCAAATCAATTATATTGACTTTGCGAATGTTAGAAGTAGTCCTGACAAGAAGAAATATTACTATACATCTCGTTGGTACACATTGGATGGGGTTGGCAATCGCAAGATGAACAAGAATCCAGAGAACGAGCCAGACTATAAAGTGTTTGATGCGTATGATAAGGAAGCGACAAATAAGAAGTCACAGCTTTACTACTTTTCTGTTTACCATCCCAATCAACAAGTCTATCCCTTACCATCTTATAGTGGTGCGGTGATTTGGATAAATGTTGACATTGCACTTTCTGATTTTCACTATCATAATATAAAAAATGGTTTCACGCCTTCGTCAATCATAAATTTTTATAACGGAGTGCCTGATGAAATCAAGCAAGAAGAAATTGAGAATAGAATTTTAGAGAAGTGGACAGGTGAGAAAGGACAACGCATTGTGTTGAACTTTGCTATGAGCAAAGAAACAGGAACAGATGTGCAGACACTTGCAATGAGTGATATTGACAAGCAATACATTGAGGTGGCGAAGCAATCAGAAACAAAAATATTTTCAGCACACTTTGCCAATCCAATTTTGTTTGGCATAGCGAGAGAAGGTGCATTGGGAATGCGTACAGAAATTGAGATTGCACACAATGAGTTCAATCAGATGTACATCATACCACGACAAAAGTTAATTGAAGACATGGTGAATATGTTCATCGGTGACTTTGGCATTGGTGTTGATTTGAGATTGAAAACTGTACAGCCATTAGGATTCACTTTGCCAAACGCATCACAGAAAACTATTGATACTATACAAGCGTTAAATTCTTTACCACAAGCGGTGGCACAGAAGATATTGGATTCCATGTCAGCATCACAGATATTGGGATTGATAGGCATTGAAACAGAGGCAACAGAAACAACAAACATTCAGGCACACTTTAATTCACAGGCAAACATTGATATGTTCCTGCGGTGCGGTGTGTCAAAGGCAGATTACACTATCTTAAAGACTGAATCTTTAAAGTTCACAGAAGAACTTGACTTTGATAAATACGAATCGGATTTCGTTTCTTCTTACATGAATTTCGCAGAAGAAAAGATAAGCACAAAGGGTGGCATTGAGGGTGACATCATCATCAGTCAACCAACAAAATCTGAAATTGCAAAGGCAGACATTCAGCAACCAGAACTTGTTGTGTTATATTCCTACGAGCTGTCACCCGAATCACCACCATTGGTGGTGGGAGGTGTGTCAAGAGAGTTCTGCGTGAAGTTGATGGAAGCAGGTAAGCTATACACCAGAGCAGAGATAAACAACATGAGCAACGAGGCAGGTGGTAGCGTGTGGATGATGCGTGGTGGGTGGTACACAAAGCCAGACACAACTATTCATGTTCCACATTGCAGACACGAATGGCAAAGTAATTTAGTTAAGAAAGGATCAACAAGAAAATAAGATGGCAGTTATAGATGGGTTATTTTTAAAGCCAACAGATGAAAGACTGTTAGCGTACATTGACAACAATTACGACCAGCAACAACTTGCTGCATTGATATTTGATGTGCAGGAGTATCGAATCCTTCCATTGCTTGGAAGTGGTTTGTATGCCACGATAAAGGCAGAGATAGAAGCAAATACAGTAAGTGTGCTAAACACAACGGTGCTAACCAAGTTAAGACCTGCACATCGGTTTGAAGTGTTGGCAAATGGACTGCATGTGTTTAACTATAAGATTAGAGATAAGGGTGTGCAGACAATGAGTTCTGATAATTCAGCATCGGTTGACTTGTCAATACTTGATCGTATGCGTCAGCAGTTCTCTGATCAGGCACAAGAGTTCGCACAACGACTGACTAATTATTTAGCACAGAATCAACAGCTATATCCTACTTATTACAATCCACCAACACCGGGCATAGACACAATCTATCCAAAGGCATCTTCATACGAAACAGGTTGGTACACAGGCACACGTTATTCTAAATTATCACCAGATGAAAAAGAAAGGTTCCCACCAACGAAAATTGTCCCATAACGGGAAGAAACTTGAATTGTATTTTGAAAAGATAAAAGATGGCAACCACACCGACAACAACATTAAACCAGATAGTAAGCAGTCTGCAAAGCATTGCGACAAACCATAGACAGATACATGGTTTTCAGTTTGGTGAGTTGCCTGACCTTTACACAAGTGGTGTGAGCAATCCTGTGGAACTGTGGGTGCAGGTTGATTCCATCAAGCGGACCAGAAGCACATCCAAGTATTCATTCACTTTTTGGATTGTGGATTCTGTTCGTAGAGGTAGTGATGCGTTCACAGAGGTCTATTCAGATACAGCACAGATAGCAGAGGATGTGATTGCACAACTGCGACATCCTGACTACAACTGGACATTCATCAATGTGAGTGAAGACGATGACATTGACATTACGTTCTTTAACGAGATTACACCGGAGAGGTACTTCGGTGTGAGTTTCAAAGCAGCCATTCAATTACGCAAGGCAGATGACAGGTGTGCTATACCATTTATAACAGAGCCAACAAAATACTAATGAGTTACATCACCAAGTCACCGTATGCGATTAGGAACGAAACAGCAGCCATGTGGACTGCACTCAATCCTGTGTTGTTGGTGGCAGAGGTAGGTGTTGAAAATGATACTTACTTTACAAGTGGAACAGTTAGATTGTACAAGACAAAGATTGGTGATGGTGTTACAGCATGGACATCTTTACCATACGCACAGCTTGGTACTTTTGGTGGGAGTGGTGGTGGGGGTGGTGCAGGTAGTGGCGAGATAGTTGACTTGGGTGATAGGACAACAGGTAGTGAAATTTTAGACATAGGGCAAAGAGTATAATTATGGGACAGATAAAGATTCCAAGAGCAACGACAGCACAACGCACAGGCATAACACCTGATGTGGGTGAATTGATTTACGACACTACCAATGGCGGTGTGTATAAAGGCGATGGAGCAACAGTAGGTGGTGTGGCATTGGGTGGTGGTAGTGGAACAGTTACAAGTGTAGCGGCATCAGTCCCTACATTCTTATCAGTATCAGGGAGTCCAATCACCACAAGTGGTACATTAGCAATTTCTTTAAGTGGAACTGCATTGCCAGTTGCAAATGGAGGAACGGGAGTAACAACATCAACTGGAAGTGGAGATAATGTTTTATCAACATCCCCAATTTTCACAACACCAAATATTGGAAGTGCAACTGGTAGCATTTCGGGAAATGCAGCAACAGTAACAACGAATGCAAATCTAACTGGTCACATCACATCTGTTGGAAATGCTGCGGTACTTGGCTCATTCACATCGGCACAACTTGGAGCAGCGTTAACTGATGAAACTGGAACTGGTGTGAATGTATTTGCAACTTCACCAACATTAGTAACACCGATTCTTGGAACTGCAAGTGCAACTGCATTGACATTCACATCTACTGCGGTAAGTGGCTCAACAATTAATAAACTAACAACTGCACAACGACAAGCATTGACACCAGTAATTGGTGATGTGGTGTATGATACAACCATTGGAACTACTTGCACTTACACGGGAACATTTTGGCAATACACAAAAGAGTATTATGTTACTGCGAATGTAAGCACAACAGCAGCAACAG